CAGTATCAGTAAATCTCATGTCGAGAAGAAAAAGACCTAAATATGATTCCGGAAGAGCTGAGGATCAGTTTGGGTTTCTGTTAAATAAAAACTATCAATCATCAGGAGGACGCTCTGGTCAAGTAAAACCTTCTAAAGAAGAGATTGATGCAAATCGTGCTAAAGCACAAGACTTTTTAGGCACATATATTGGAAAACCTTTAGCAGGTGCTGCTGATTTCTTTACAGGTAATAGATTTGATTTTGATAAACAAGGTGCAAATCCAGTTGTAACTACAACACCTACTACTACTACTACTACAGAAGATAAAACATCAGGTTCAGGAAGAGAACTAATGAGGGAAGAGGATTTATTAAACAGAGTTGATCGAATAAGAAGAAATGATCTTCTTCAACAAAGTCTAATGAGAGAGTTTGCACTTGGCAGAGAATCTCAAAGAATGAAGTCACTTGCTAGAGACTTCGCTGAAATGACTGATGTATATGCAGAAACAGCTGCTCAACGTCGTTTGATGGAAGATAAATTCTCACCTACTAAGATCTCTCAGCAAAGACTAAGAGCACAGCAGGGAGAAGCTGCTTTAATGAATGCTATAGCTAATCAGGGTACATCTGCTGCTCAAATGGGAAGTATTGGAACTTCCAGAAGATTTGGCGGTGGTGCTCGTGGCTAAGAGTTTTTAGACTAAAATTAAATTAATAGATTAGAATTTTTGTTATGGGAGGAAGACCACCAGCACCAAGAGTTGAATATATACCTGCTCCACCACCACCTGTAACGGTTTCTACACCAACACAGTCTCTTAAAACTCAAGTTGAGTTAACAAGAATATCTGGTGAGCAGAATAGATTAAACATGGAAACTGGTGCCGAGTTAGATCGTATTAATGAAGAGTTCTACACTGGTCAGGATCTAAGAAGATATAGAGCCAGAGGTGCTGAAGAACGTCTACTCGCAGAAACAAGAGGAGAACAGGAAAGAGCAACTATTGGTACTACAGGTGCTGAAACCAGACGTACAAGAGAAACCGAAGGTGCTCAGACAAGACTTACTAGACAAACTGAAGGTGCTGAAACCAGACGTACAAGAGAAACCGAAGGACAACAAAGAAGACAGACTATCGGTAAGACTGCTGAAGAAACTAGAGCAACTAACTTGCAACAGGAGCAGTTTAGACGCTATAAAGAGAATAGAGATTTCCAACAGTCACGGGACGCATACAAATCATAGATGAATGGTTAGATACTTTATCTGATAAAGAAAAAGAAACATATCTAGCTTTTTGCAAACAAACCAGTTCACCAATACAGATGTATCTTTATGCTCGTTTTTTAGGGTATAAAGGTTCTATAACTGAATGTGATACCTGGTCGAAAAAAGAATTTAAAAAAAGAAATTTTAGTACCATACTTGAAATAGAAATAGATTCTATGCAGGTGGATATATCAAAGCTTAGAGAAGCTATAGATCTTGGAGTCGTAAAACAAGATATGGGAGCTGCTCGCATATCTATGCTTCAGAAAGAACTAAGGGCTCATATAAAACAACTTGCAGATGAAAAACATCTTACAGATAGACAAGGTTTGATACTGGCTGGTGCTGATAGAGCATTAAGAGAAATACTTTTAATCTTCAGAGATGATCCTATAGAAGGTCCATTACAGGAAGCATCAATGGGTGTATGGACAAAGATTCTTCAGGAAGAATCATAAGTCTTAACAGGTTAGTCTTAGTACATGGCTGGAACAAGTATCTATTCTGTTTATCGTAGAACTGCTCGTGCAGCTGCTAAACAACAAGTTGTAAAGAAAACATCTTCAGTTGATGTTGAAAAAGCTAGAACAGATTTTGCATACTTCTGTGATGTTGTAGGGGATAAACCTCCTGCAGAACATATGAAGTTATGGCATGAACATCTATATACACATCAAGATAGTGAATGTTTAATTAATATTGCTGGACCAAATGTAGATATACTTGCACCAAGAGGATCAGCTAAATCTACAGTATTAGGTTTATTTACAGCCTGGGCTATTGGTGTTCATGCATTGAATCGTAAACCATTAAAGATTTTATATATTTCATATACTGTTGATGTTGCCAGACCAAAGAGTGCAGCAATAAAAAGAATTATTGAAGATAGTAAAATCTATAGAGAAATATTTCCTATGGTAAAAATTGCCAAAGGAATAAACTCTAATGAATATTGGAGTATTGATTGGAAGTTTGCAGGTATAAGATCAACTGGTGAGGAAGAATTTAGTTTATGTTGTGCAGGATTAAAAGGTGCTGTTACATCAAAGCGTTCACATCTATGTATCATTGATGATGCTATAAAATCAGCTGATGATATTAAGAACAGAGACATTCGTGTAGCTATGGAAGATAACTGGAACTCAGTTATTGTTCCAACTATGTTTGAAGGTGGTAGAGCTATATGTCTTGGTACAAGATTCAGACATGATGATATACACCAGACTACTTTTATTCCTGATAATGATTGGATACAGATAATTCAATCAGCAGTAACTGTAGATGAAAATGGTGATGAAAAATCATACTGGCCAGAGATGTGGTCACTTGAATATCTTAATGATCGTAGAAGACAATCACCAATAAGTTTTAGTTTCCAGTATCAGAATCAGGTAGTAAGAACAAGTGATATGTCTGTTTCACCTGATCTAATTATTAAAGGTCAGATACCAACACAGTTTGATTGTTTAGGTGTAGGAGTTGATTTATCAGCTGGTATTAGAGAACGTAATGACTACACAGTTTTTGTTATGGGTGGTCGAGTAGGAGATAAGATTTACATTATTGACTGTAAGCGACTAAGGATAATGGGTAATGTAGAAAAATTAGAAGCCATTATGGAAATGATGATGGAATGGGGAATAGTTCATAAAGATCAAGATAAATATTTCCCAACTGGTAGTAGTGTAGATATCTGGTCTGAAGCAGTAGCTTATCAGGCATCATTAGAAGCTGACTTTAAACGTATTTGTTTAGAGGAACAGGGACTCTACAATTTACTCTGGCATCCGGTAAAAGGATTCAGAGGAGATAAAGTAGCCAGATTCAGAGGAATTATGGGCTTATTTGAGCAACATAAGATATTATTTAATAAATATCGTAAATTCCAAGCATTAACAGATGAGATCGTCAATTTCGGGGTCAGTTCTCATGACGATTGTGTTGATGCACTGGTCTGGTTATGCAATGGATTAATGTCCAGAGGAAAACTAGAGTTAGAGTATTGACGAATTAGACTATTAAGAGTATCTAACATGGTAGCCAATTTTTTCTATAAAGGTATTGAACTAGAGCAAGACGCTTATGGTTCTGCCATATTCAACCTTCCTGATGAAGTATGTCACGATCTAGGTCTTCAACCTGGAGAACGCTTCGATATTGAAGCTGACGATGAAAACATCACGTTTAAACGAATAGCAGCTGGCTATGAGATTGATGCGTAATAAAATAATAAAAAGTGACTAGATGAATCAAACTAACTCTACTTTTGAAGCAATGCTCAAAGCAGCCATAAGTCGTGATGCGACTGGTGGTGCTACTGATACCATGCTTATTCATGCTCATCTAGCACAGATGAAGATGTTTGGTATCCGTCAGGGTGTTGAGTTCTATCCTGGACAAGATAACTTCGGATCACAAAGATATGATTTTATACAACAGGTAATTAAGTTTAATCAGCTTGATGCAAGATTAGATTCTATATGGGATCACTTTTTAGCTTTAGGAAAAGGATTATTTTATATTCGTCCTACTCAAAAAACATACAGACTTTATTGGTTTGATAAAGATTCCTACAGAACTTTCTATTCTCCAGAAGGAGAGTTAGAAGAAGTAATAGTTATCTATCCATATAAAGTTAAATCTAATAAAGGTTTTGGTGGAGCTCAAGTTGGTTTGAATACTGATAAGAGATATATGCGTCTTCGCATTACAGCAGAAACTATTGAAGAAACACATAGTGAACAGGAATTAAGTTTTGATAATCCAACTGAGTTTACAACTATAAATAAAAAGACATTAGATAACACAATGAGATTTATTCCTTGTGTTGAGGTATTTAATAATCCTGATGCTTTTGGTACTGACGGTAGTGGTGAATTTGATTGGATAGCTAATCAGATTGTTGCTCATGATGAAATGGTTAAAAATATTAGAGCTAACCTTTCATTCTTTGGTAATCCAACTTTATTATCTTCACGTCCTAAACAGGACATTGTTGAGAGTGGTAAAGATGCTCCACCACAAAGACCAAGTATTTCAAGTCAATCTGGATTTACTTCTGATCTAAGTACACTTACATCTACATACAAACAAGATCCTGTAACAAGAAATCCAGCTGGATATATTGGTAGTCCAGGATCAGGTATGAGAGTTCCTAGAGTTATTGCTAACTTAGAACCTTCAGATCGTGTTGGATTTATTACTCCTAATGCAGTAAGTACAGATCAATCTAGATATGTAGGACAACTAAGAAATGAAATAAGATTAGCTTTAGGTGGTATTGATGATATATCAATTAGTAATGTAACTGCTACAGAGATTAAATCTCAGTATGGAAGAGTAAGTGCTACTGCCAGAAAGAAATGTTTACAGATATATGAATATGGAATCTGTAAATGTTTTGAGTTAATGATCTTCCAAGAAGAACAGATATTCCGTCAGACATTAGCAGAAGCATCTGGTATTAAATATCCTGAGCTTTTAGATGATACTCCTGAATCTATGGAGAAATATGAGAAACAGAAAGCTACATATGAAAAGAAATTACAGAAAGTAATTGATGTTGCAAGAGAGACAAAAGAAGTCCCTCCCAATGTTCATGGATTAGTTCCAGATGGTGAGAGAACTGTAGAGTGGAGATGGATGGGTCCTGTGTATGAAGATACGGCACAGGATAAAGTTCAGCAATCTATATTTTGTAGAAACCTACAAGAATTAGGTGTTGATAGCATAGAAGCACTGAAGTACTTATTTCCATCAAAAACTGATGATGAAGTTGCCGGTATGTTATCGGGATTTCCATTCAGAATGGTAGGACAAGTACAAAGGGCTTATTCTCAATTCCTCGATCTAATAAATCAAGAAATGAGAACTCCACATCCGCAGCAACCGGATATTCCAATGGCTGCAGATCCGAGACTTGATCTCACCCCTTTCTTATATAGAACACTCGAATCACTCCAGAAGGAAGTAACTTATGCAGGCAGATACCGCAATGCCGACCCAATCGGCACCCCAACCATCAGCGACCCCACAGCCCAGCTACGGGGCTCCAGTTTCACAGACAGCAGCACAGCAGCCAGCGGTGGCGACAACTCCACAATGGGTAGCTCCACAACAGGCAGCGGTGGCACCAGCACCACAAGTGCAAGCCCAGATGGGTACAACACAAGTCCCATACAGCCCTACACCGTCAAGCCCCCAGGTCAGCCCATCGGCACCAGCGGAGAATCCTTACAAGGACGCATTCAACCGGGTGGTAGGTCTCCTGAGTTCACCAGTCCAACTCCCCTTCCTGGGTCAACAGTCTCCAGCGACACAAGAGTACGGCCAGGCGAATTACAGTTCCCCACAAGCTCCCTCATACAACAATCAGGGTCAGCAGATATCGCAGCCTTTGAACGGGAGCAACCAGGTATACTCCAACAACTCTTCCCAAACTTCGCAGGCAATCAGCGACCAGCAACTGCTAGCAAACGGGGTAAGTCCAGAAAGTCTTGAAGTAATTAATCACTTTGGTGCAGATGCTCCAGCAGTTTTAAATACTTATGCTTGTCAGATTGAAGATGCTTTAATCACAACAAATAATCAGTTACAGGAAGCTGTTGGATTACTAAAAGAGATTCAAGGAGAGCATCAGTCTTATGAGCAGATCTTAACTGATCCTGATGTATTAGCTGATTACACATGTGAGTTCTTTGGTCCAGAAGGCCCATATCCAGTAGAAGAGCCAGCAGGACAAGTTGTAGGAAATCCAGGAATAACACCACAACAGCAGGCAGCTGCATTACAACAGCAGCAAGCTGCAGCAGCACAACAGCAAGGACAACAGTTTGCACGTCCTCAGATGCCAGTTCCTCCACAGCCACAGGCTCAAGAGAACACAGGTGAATTCTGGAATAACTTTGGAGCTTTAACTGATAAAGATCCTGCTAATGCATGGAGATACTTAAATCAGGCACAGCAAACACCTGATATCTTTAGAAACAAAATGCTAGTAATGGAGTAGGGACATGCCTATTCCTTTAGCTGGATTAGCTCTCGGTTTAGGAGCACCAGCACTTTCATATATGCATGGCAAAAGTAAAGGTAAAAATGATCCTTCGAAAGGAGGATTATTTGGTACCCTAGCTACAGGAGCTTTACTTAATCCTTTATCAGGCATTGCCTACGGTATGGGACATAGAGCTGGTAGAGATGCAGCTGTTGATCAAGCTATGGATTCTTTTGTTTCC